CTTGGGCATGTGTCCTCCTAAGTTAGGCGCGGGACCGAAGCCCCGCGCCCTATTAGCTATCCGCTGATTAGGCGGCGCGTGGGATCTTGAAGGCAGCGGCGAGTCCGACCTGGCCGTCACCCCTGCGGGTGGCGAAGAAGCCGACCTGGTCGTTGCCCATGTATAGACTGTCATTCCTCCGGATGGTGAAGCCCACCCGATCGAAGATGTAATACGACTTGAAGTCCCCGAAGATGGCGATCTTCTCGGTGGACGTGATATTGCCCCCCAAGCCACTCGTCGAATCGACCAGGACATTCTTCTTGCCCAGGATGAAGTCAGCCGGCGCGGCGGTCAGGCTTGGGATGCTATGGACCCCGGCGGCCGTGATAGCGATCGAGTTGACGAGCGCCGCCATCGAGGACTTCATGACCCAACTGGCATTCCCCCGATGCTGGGCATTGAGGGCGTAGTAGGTGCCAATCAAGTCGGCGCCGATCACGCTGGTGGCATTGGCCATCGTGTAGAAGGCCACAGACGAGTCCGACATGATCCCGGCGTACTGGGTCGTATTATTGCCCGAGATGATTCCCGTGTCCTCGAACTGTCCAGCAGCCTCCTGGAATATCTGCGAAAGCAGGTTCGGGAGGTTGATCGCCGAGTCGTCCAAGAGTTCGCGGCTGACCTTGATCAGCCCTCCGGACTTCTCGATGGAGAAGGTCACCTGGCCCACGGTTGGCGTGGACTCGGTCGGTGCTGCTTCCTCCGCTATCGCCGCCCAGGTCGCCGATGCCATGGTCGGGATATATCCGTCCTTGGATGCGACCCGGATCACGTTGCAAATGGGCCGGAGCTGGGAGCCTGGCACTCCCGTGTCGTGGATCGTATTCGCCAGGAATTGCTCCGGGACGAAGAACCCGCCCTCGGCGTCGGTGTCCTCTTGCATGGCCTTGGCTTCGTCAGGGGACGCGGTCTTCCAGAAGTAATCGTCGGACGGCGCCTGGAACCACTTGACGAAGGTGTCGGACATGAACCTCGCCTCGTCCTTGACGTTGTCGCCCATCTGCTCCTGGACCCATAGGGGCTGCGCCATCGCCGGCAGTCCCTTGATGAATGATGCCGGTTTATAATCGCCCTTGATCCTGGCGGTGGTGTCCGTCGCGTCATAGATCGCGACATCGTTGGACGTCACCGGGACCGTGTTCAATGGGCGATTGAAGTCGCCCTTGAGTGCTGCCATCTTGGTCGCGGCCTGATCGAAGATATCAGCCTGCTCCATCTTCTCCGAGGCTTCGGTGATCATCCGGTTGAATGTATCGACCTCGCCCTTCTCCAGTTCGGTCTCCGCAACGCTCAATAGTGCGGCGGCCTGTTCCCTCATCTCTCTGGTATTCACGGTTATCTCCTTAGTTCGTTTTGATCCCTTGAAGTTGGAGGCGTGATCGCAACAGGCGCAGCCGGGCCTGGACCGTGCTGGAGGCGGACTGGACGTCCGTGTCCGGGGCGGCCTGGTCTGGTTCGTCCGGCTGATCGGCGCCGGTGTCGGTCTCTGGTTCCTGGGGCGCCGGTTCTTCAGGCGCCGGTTCCTCGGGCTCGGTCTCCACGTCCGGGACCGCCTCGGGCGTGGTCACGGTCTCCGACTTGGCTCCGATGGTCATGGTGGATGGGGACGCCCCACGGACCACGGACGAGACCTCGACCCAGTCCAGATCCATGATCGTCCTGGTGCTCGCGGCGCCCTCCCGGTCATAGGCGATGGCGTCATCCCCTGGTATGTTGAAACCCACGGACCATTCCCGGACGAATGCCCCGGCGATGTTCGAATAGGCGTCCCGGCCGGCCTCGGTGTCCATGTTCATCTGCATCCGGGCGAACAGCCGGTGCTCGTCCCCGGATATATGCTCAGGCTGGGCGAACAGGACCTTCCCCACGAGCTGGCTCTGGTCGTGTCCGGACAGCACCGGGATGGGCAGCCTGGACCGGATGGAACTGTCGAAGGCCTCCGGGTTGATGATGTCCCCATCATGGTCCTTGATCCCCATGGTGTTCACGTAGGCCTCCACGATCCCCTGGGAATCGTCCACGCCCTTGGCTTCAGATACATAAAACTTGTTAATCAACGGTGTCCTCCGGTTTATAGTCTCGGGGCATGGGCAGCCAGTTCAGCCGCCCGTTGGGATGGTCGTCTATGTTCCGGGCATCCTCCAGGCTGTAGACCTGGCCGTGGCGTTCCCGGCATGTCCGACCGTAGGGGTCGCCCGGGTCCACATAGTTATCGTCCGGATCTCCGTCGGGGTCGTCGGCCCGGACATATCCGAACCCTTGCTCCCGATAGAAGCCCACGGACGTCTGGTTCTGGGTCCGCATGATCTCCGTCCTGGCGATCAGCCGCGCCCGTTTCTCGGTCTCGGTCAACAGGGACCGGAGGCCTGGGAAGTTATCGTCCGGGACGCCCCTGGCCAGTCCTTCGATGGAATAGCCGCGTTCCAGGGCGATCTCGATGGCCCGTCCGATATTCCTGTGGCTGGTCCGGTGGATCAGGCTGGCCCGTGTCGGCGCCTGCGTCAGTGCGGACTGGACCACAGGCAGCTTCTCGTCCCAGTCCAACGTGCCGGCCACGCCGGAATCGTTGATGATGTCGAAGGTCTTTCGGGACACCCTGGCCGTCGACGCCCTGATGATCTCGGCCAGGCTGTTGATCTCGGCGGACGGCAGCAGTTCATCAGCATCGAAGGGGAAGTCTTTTGTCTCATCTGTCCCGCGTTCCATATGCCGGCCCAGGATGCCGTCCACCCGGTTCCGGACGCCCCGGAAGTACCTCTGGAGCTTGGGCAGCATGATATCCGTCTCGGTCTCACGGTCCTCCAGGAGTCTCCGGGCGGTCATCGCGCCCCGCGGCGCCGGCCTGGGAGGAGCCTTTTCCTGTGGGTACATCTGTCCCTGTCCGATAGGGTCTAACAACCGCCAGGGATCGAAGGGTTCTTTCGTGGGATACAACTGCCGGGACTGCTCGACGGCCTCCGGGGCTGCCCCGATCGCCACCGGCGCCATGCTCTGGCCGTCGGCCATCTCGAATACGGCGGCCGGGATGCGTCGGATGTCCCCATCGGTGATGGCGTCCAGGCCCAGCTGCTGACGGGCCTCGTTCAGTGTCAGGATGCCGCCGGTGAATAGGGCGTTCACCCTGGCCGTCTGGTCTGCCTTGTCGTCCAGGGACGCACGCATCGACGACCAATCGACGGTCATGGTCTCGTTCCCCGGATACTCGCTGAACAGGTGGTGGTTCAGGTACCGGAGGATACGGCCCACCAGGGGCTCCAGGGTCTCACTGTGGAACGTCAGACGGGCTTCCCGGTAATTGCTATAGGTCGACCGCTGCAGGCCCACATTCGCGCCCACAAGGATCGCAGGGACCCCGAACACGGCGCAGATCCGGGACTCGGTCAGGTCGTGGAGCTCGGACATCGCCATATCCTTGGGCGCCGAGGCCATCTGCTGATACTCGGCGTCCTCGTCCAGGATGGCGATCTTGTGAAAGTTATTCCGGCCGCCGAACTGGGACCGCCACCGCGCCCGGATGGTCGAGGCTTCCTCCTGGGTGTTCAGCCGCCGCTTCAGTTTCAGGAGCCCGGACGGGACCCCGGCATTCTGGAAATAGACCTTGGCGAAGTCCGTCATGTTCAGATCGAGGTTGACGGTCCGGGACAGCACCTGGAGGGGGCTCAGGCCATATAGATCGCCGGCCGGATTCGGCAGGGACAGATGGCACATATCCTCCACGGGGATCTGATAGTCCTTCCCGCCGACGTCATAGACGAAACCGGCGGCGCCGTAGCTGGCGCCGATGATCCTTACCCGGTCCGGCCTGAGAAGGTATAAGGCCGTGACCCGGTTCCCCCTGGACCGTTCCTTGTAGACGTAGGCATTCCCGGCCACCATCAGATATGTGACCAACTGTTCGATGAAGGAATACCAGTCGTCCGTGGAGTTGGGCCTGGTGATCAGGTCGTAAAGGAGCCCGGAGGTGACTTCGACGGTCCCGCCATCGGTGGACGGGGCCTCGATCATATACTTGGGGGATGCCGCGGCGACCGCCAGCTCACGGATGCAGGCGTGGACGATCTCGTTCTTGCCGTAGCCCTCGGAGGCGAAGTTGGCATATGAGGCGTCAGGATAGGACGCCTGGCCCACGTCATAGTTCAGTGGGACCGTGGCGCCTACTTCATCGCCTGGATACTGTTTGACGGCTGCCGGGAAGAACCGGTCAAGGAACGACAAATGGCCTCCACCCCGGTTCGTCTTGGAAAAAGAAGGGTAACCAAGACAGACACATCCGGGCAAAGGCCACTGTCCGCAAAATAACAGCGGATGAAGGTCAGGTCAAGTGGGGCTTATTTCTGGACGTTCCGGGTCTTACACGTCCGGCAGACGATCACGGTCCCGGTCGGCGCGTGTTCGGCCAGCAGCCGGTCGCAGACCGCACAGCGCAGCTTGGTCTCCTTCTTCGTCACCATGCGCCGGTCACCGTGACCCCTGGTCCTCTTTCCCCAGTCCGATCAGGGCGACGGCGATGGCCAGGAGGGCCAATGCCATGACCCTGGAGTCCGTGACCCCAGACTGCGATTCGGCCTCCAGGGCTTGATCCACGAGTTGCCTGGCTTTCTCCATGTAGTTTGCCGGTTGTTGCATCACCACACTCCTACACCGGGTCCGGGGCTCCCGAAGGTCATCGCCAGGGCGTCGGCATCGTCCGGGGAACTCCTGGCCCGTTTCTTGAAATCGTCCTTGGACTCCAGCTTGATCCGCCGGTCCCCCTGGATGATGTACCGCCGGGAGGACAGTTGGGCCACCAATGCCGGGTTGTCGTCGATGTCCATGATCCCGTCCCGGAACGCCTGGGACATCTCCATCCAGGCCTCGGCGATGGCGTTGACGTACCGGTCCGGCCGCCTGGCCCTTTCGCCGCCGTTGAAGGCAGCCACCCTCACGGCGCCGCCCCGGACGGTCTCCTCGTTCAGCCGGTCCGTGACCCCGCCGCCCACGCCCGTATCGTCCACGATCACCGTGTCCACGTCCGGGTCGTCCTCAGCCAGGGCCTTCAGCCTGCCGGCCACCTGTTGGGTATCCCGTCCCTGGACGTTCCAGATCATCCGGCATTGGCCGCCCTGCCGGCGGTAGACCACCGTCCGGTCGGCGCCGAACCGGGCCACGTCACAGGCCAGGACGGCCGGCCCCTGGGCCGGGATCTCACGGACCATGGCCTCCATCAGCAGGGACCGCGGGACGATCGCGTCCTCCAGGTTGTCCGGGAACCGGCCCAGCACGGAGGCGATATACATGGCCGACTCCTCCCCCCAGTCCAGGCGCCGTTCCTCGATCTGTTCGATGGTCACCATGCCGGGGATGATGACCTCCCGTTCCTGGATGTTCGGGGTATCGAATGCGCTGATCTCGATGGTCTTATACAGATTGGCGCCGCCGTGGAAGGCCTCGAAGAACTCACCCCCATTGGCGAAGGCATTCCCCGTCAACAGCATCTTGGCCGGGTTCAGGCGTTTGACGGCGTCTATGTGGCTCTGGGTGACGTTGTGGGCCTCTGTGATGATGACCAGGAGGTTCGGGCTGTGGAAGCCCTGGAGGTTCATGTCATTGTCCACCGCCAGGCCGAGGGCAT